CTATTTTTTCAGCGGAAAGCGGTTCCCCCCCTTCATCGGTCAAATCGTCGATAGTTTCCTCTATTACCCGTATGTAACAAGCGGAAACCGCTTCCGTCTTAACTTGCCACTGTTTCAATATTTCGGCACTTTCATCTGTGATATGTGCGCCGTTTACTTCTATATCTTTCATAATAATTCTTTCTTTAGACGTTTTTAATCGGTGTAGTCTCTAAGGTAGTGAAATCAATTATTCCGGCCTGCCGGTATATTCCGAGGGCGACTTTTCTAAACCGTTCGTAATTACGTCTGTCAATGGGTGATAACTGCCACCTCTTCATGTCTTTCATCAAATCCGGTATATTATTAGCACTATTATACAAACAGTTGTTTTTACCGTATTCGTGATGAAGTGATACAGACTGAAAATCACCGGAAAAAACAACCAGCCGTAAACGTTCAAGTTCGAGGAAAGCAAATTCTTCGTTTACCTTCTCCACCTTATAGGCTCTTAATTCAATGGAAGGCGCACCGTATTCACGTCTAACGAAAAATAGGATATCAGGATTATTTGTATTCATTTGGCACCTCCTTTTAAATCTTCTAATTTAATATGTGAAATGCTTGTTATATTTTCCAGTACCCCGTCACATATACTTTTAACCCTTAATCCGCGGGAACCGTCTTTCTTGGGTAAATTCAGGTGATAATACGGACAATTCTTCCAGAATGTAATCCGGGAAATCCAGCCACGAACTTTAAAAGTAGCATTGCTTATTTTATAATCAACCTGTACCAGATCACCCGGTTTAAATTTACTTTCCTGTAGAAACATATTCTGTATTTCTTCCTGCTCTTTCTTTATTTCCTCAATCCTTTTATCATTGTTTTGTAATTGGGTAAGTAACACTTGCTGATATTCAGTATATATCATTCGGCACCTCCTTTCTGTTCTATCTGGGGACGTTCTGAAAACCTATATATTCTTTTAACCCGGTAAATGAAAAAATAGGCTACCGGCTTGTCACAGCCGTTATTATGTGTTTTAGTGTCCTGGTCTATGTGAATAAACCCGCTACCGGAAGATATCTTCAGCGGCATTGTTTTAGGGTATTTCTCGTTCAACTCCTTTACTTTTGCTTCCAGTTCAGTTTTAAAAGCATCAAAGGAAATTTTATCAGGGCAAAGCGTACTACCAAACTGGTTTGCAAACTCTGCCATTTCAGTACATTTTCGATTTTGTGGCTTATACTCGTTAAGCTCTATAAAATAAGATGTCATTTTCGGCCTCCTTTCTTTACTTTTTTGGCACGACACACACAAATGACTGCACCAACGACGGCCGGTGGAAAAATAAAGGTTAGACAGAACCAGGCGATAGCAGATAAGTAATAGGCATCAGAAGTCGAATTTACGGAACAATCTTTTTCCAGTTCCTGAAAATAACGATGTTGGATCGTGTTTACGTCCGTGCTACCAGTACGGAACGAAGGCACGTAGCTTGTGCCGGATTGAAATTCTTTTTTCATAATGATAGTGATTTTGACTATTAAAAAAGAGAAAGGCGGCTACCATTTCCCCTAATTCGTCAAAATCACTACCGCAAACCGTCCGATGAACGGGTTAAAAGTAATAGGGAAAGGCAACCGCCTTATATATCAAAATAGATAAATACCGAGCATAAAAAAAGCCCGTTGTTTATTCGAGCCAATAACCGAGACTCACCGGACCGCACCAGCGGTAGCAATTTTGACAGGGGCAAATGTCGGTATTAAAATCTGAACAAAAAAAAAAAAAACGTTAATAAAAGTTTATTAAGAAGGGAAATTTATCGACTCTACGATTCGTTACTTCGTAACAAAAATGCCCGCCAAAATTGGCGAGCGTTAATTTATATTCTACTATTCGTATCGCTTTCTTATAGCTTCCTCGGCATCTAAAATACTATCATTATTGGGAGTATTGTTTTCCTGTACCTTTAAAGCCTCTTTCTCCATGTCTTCAAAATCTTTCTGTGTTATAATACCTTCGCGTATTTCATCATCAGAAACTATATCTTTACTTAATAACCAATGATATACATTTTGATTCGTGCTCTCATTTGTAACAACATACGCCTGCTCAAATTTCCACCGAAATTTTGCTAAATAATTCATGGCGTCTACCATAGAATTAAATTCAATTTTTTTTCCGGAATCATCTACCATAAACGTTTTGTATTTTCCGAAATAAGATGTTTTTTGTCCGAAGTCTATTTGTATTTTGACTTTAGAACTCAAAACTTTCCCGGTACCTACAATTTCACAAAACGTTTTTCGAGTTTCTTGTGCTGTAGCTGCTACTACTAAAATAGCCAACACGGTAATTAATAATAATTTCTTCATATCAGTAACTTAAAATTAGTGTGTACTTTCGTGTGTACCACCCGTAAGTCCTGACGGTTATATATGCAGTGTAATTTTGACGGTTGCAAAAATACTTAAATACGTACATTTATAAAGAATATTATCCCCAAAAATGAAAGGCAACCGCCCAAAAATACACGGTAATTCACCCAAAAACGGACAAAAAACGAGTAAAAACGCATAAAAAAACACGCTTTTTCGCGTAAAATTTTGGTCTAAATGCAGATAAACGACTGAAAAACAGTCAAAAACCGAAGAAAATTTCAAAAACTAAAAAAATGACACCTTCCGAAGACCGAGCCGCTCAGAAGTCGGAAAGCAGTTGCCCTCCCCCTAAAAGGTGAAATATGACCTCTGGGGAGGGGTACCCGTAACCTGGTAACACAAAAAACGCCGGAAAACCGATTTTCCAGCGTTACAAGGCAATTACCTTTTATGCCTGTTCTCTATCCATTGATCCACAAACGAGTCGGCCTGCAGTGTCCGCTTGCCTCGTACCAAAGCTATCCAGCCGGGGCGCATCAGTAAGTATTTGAAAGCGTCGGAGAAATTGGTGGATAACATCGGTAGTTTTTTCGGTGCCAGCTTTTCGGACTTCTTCACTTTGAACACTACCTTAGAATTACCCCGGTATTTGATTTCAGCCTTTGCCTTTTCTACGGAACTAACCATTTCTTTACAGTTCACCGCATCAACCAACAGGATAGGCAGGTTATTGTTGGTACCGCCCATAATCTCCTGCATGAAGTCGTATTCCGCATCCTGCCGGATAACTGCCTGTTTACGGCTCTTTAGGTTTACGATCCAGCCGGTACGGTTCCCGCTGCCGTCTTTTTCTATGGCGTCTTTGATCTTACCCGCGTAATCCTCCTTCTGTTTCTCAAAGTTATTACCTGCACGGTCATAGTACAAATCCAGTTCTTTATATTCGTGGTTCTGGAAGAAAGTGAGGAACTGGTCGGCGATCTCCCGGAACCAGCCCGGCGGTATCTCAAAAAAGTTCTTATGTACCCGGTAATAAGCACCGTCCGGCTGACCGATCACCAAAGAAAGCATATTACCGAAGTCCATACCGCCTTCAATCGTTTTATCATGGTGCAGGTACCGGAGTTCCCGCGAGCTGTAAGCGGCTTCTCCGGACATGGTACCGTTATAATACTTATGTCCTTCACCAAACAACACATAGAAACGTAAATCCCTGCGAAGACCGGGACGCATACCAACCACCGACTTCTTAAATTCGTGAAGCTCCATCGTACCATTATACAACCGCTTTAAATAATCAATCGTAAGTATCTCAACATTAGCGAATGAAGAAGCGTTAAGAAAGAACGTTTGTCCTTTTCTCAACTTCAACAAAGCCCGGTCGTAATATTCAATATCCCGTTTCAAACGTTTCAGCTTCAAGGGGGAAGGCTTATTTTTTCTTTCTTCTTTTAATAGAGAAATTACCAGGTCATTACGCATACTTGCCGCCTGTACTATTTTAATGATCCGTTCCGGGTCCATTTGCTTGACATACCGGAAAAACCAGTCGTACTCGTTTTCGTCGATATCCGGCATATCGGTAGTAATGGTTATCCCCAGGAACAAATGGGAATGTCCGTAAGTTATCGCATCACCGCGAAGAATAGGCATAGCGCGGTTTACTTTCATTTCCTTGTCGTACTTCGCTTCATCATAAAACAGGTGTATTACAGACTTTCCGGCAAGCAGCGAAGGGTTATCCAGTGATCCCATGAAAATAACACATCCGTTCCAGAAGCTGTAAACATGCTTGTAATCATCCACGATAACCGAACATTTACGCCGCCAGGATTCAGGCGGGCGGGTATCTTTTACATAGTGTACCCCTTCGATAAGCCCCATAAGCTGCCAGCCCTTCTGAACGGCCGGCATTATATTATTTTCCAGGTTACTGTAGGTATTGGCAACAAAAGCGAACGCACCGCCGGGCATTTCTTCCACACAACGGGCGGAACGTCTGGCTTGTATAACGGTCGATTTGGCCGTACCGCGCCCGTCAATAGATACAAGGATAGTAGTATCGATCCAGTC